AAAGCTCCGGATATAGCTAAGATTTATTCTGATTCCGGTACGGAGTTTGCCAAGTTGGAAAGCACGTATAGTGAAATGATTGCAGAAAGACAAAGTGCACTATCCAAAGCAATAGATATCGAGCAGCAAACATTCATTCAATCTCAGATCGACAAGCTAAAAAATACATTGAAAGAGCTTCGTTCCATGCAGAAAGAATCAGATGTGACAGGTGATATATATTCTGCCTATCAAAATAATGCAGGCAGCAAAAAGCAGAGTTCTTTTGATTTAAGGGAAGAGATTGGAAACATGAAACTGCCTAAATTTGAATCACCTATTAAAAAGAAGGATGTTGATTTAAATCAGCAGTATGCTGACTCTTTAGGAGATGTAAGTAATGTAATGGGCAGCTTATCCGGCCTGTTTGATAGCAATACTGCATCTGTTTTACAGTGGGGCAGCAGCCTAATAGGAACTATAGCACAAGCTATCCCAAAAATCTTAGAAATGTCTACGGCTAACGAAATAGAGGCCACTTCCGCTACAAAAAGCGCATCCGCAAATACTTTGGCGGCTGGTTCAGAGGCACTAAAAGCACATGCAGGTATTCCATTCGTCGGTATTGCAATGGGGGTTGCTGGGGTTGCAGCGATAATTGCCGCAATGGCAAGTATTCCCAAATTTGCAAACGGCGGTATCGTTCCTGGAATTTCGTTTGCAGGTGATAAAGTTCCTGCAATGCTAAATAGTGGCGAAATGATCTTGAACGGCTCGCAACAAGCGAACCTATTTAAAATGCTCAATTCAAAGTTATATGTAGGGTTGAATGTTGAGCGATCGAATATCACGCCATCAGTAGGGCATCTGGCCGGATTGATCTCACCGTCTGAAAATAAAGTTCAGGTAGAGTTCGGGAAAGCCAGGGTAATCGGGACAGATATTTTTCTCTCTATAAATAACACATTGAAAAAACAAGGGAAGAAGCCATTATGAGTTACGGAACGATATATACACTTCCTTTTCGGTCACGGAAAGAGGATGTTTGCTTGGTAGAGATTCAGAAAGAGGGGTATACCGGACGGGTTATCGAGTTGACGGGCAGTGGTGAAGCTCCCTTTTCCGTTGAGATTGCAGATGATGACTTTCTTTATACTCCTGTTCGTTTTTCAACGGCAGCCATAAGGGTGGTCGGAGGTGATCATTTGCAAAGCCTTTACTCTACCGGATACCGGCAATATCGGGTAATGTTCAAGCGTGCCGGGTCCGTGACGTGGTGTGGCTTTATCAAGCCGGAATTATATACGCAGGATTATAGCGGTACTATATTTGAATTGGAGATTGAGTGCATTAGTGCCATGTCCGTTTTAGAATATATTGAGTATAAGCAAAAAAGCGAAGAGGGGAAAGGATTCGTAACCCTTTGGGAATTATTAACCCGTTGCGTTTCTGAGTCCCGCGGTTCTTATTCATCTGTGTACCTCCCGCATGTTTATGCCGGGAGCGAATCGGATTATACAGCGTGGAGGAATGTTTTACAGGACATGACGATAAGTGAACAGAACTTCTTTGATGAAGATGATAAACCGATGAAATTAAAAGAGGTGCTTGAAGAGCTATGCAGGTTTCTTAACTGGACTTGTGTAGATTGGAAGGGTGACCTTTACTTCGTAGATGTAGATCATGCAGGTGATTACTATAAGTACACACTTTTCCACATATACAACTGTGAGGGGATTTACTATCAGTGTCCAGAAAGTAACCTTTAGCGGCGATAATCATACGCTCGATATTCTGGGTGGTTACAATAAAGTTACCGTAAAAACATCAAATTACAATATCGGTGATGTTTTCCCGGAAGAAGAGTTTAATAAATTAAAGCGGTTTGGTTTGGAATCAAAAATAGAAAAGAAAAATCACGTTACCCTAAAACGTTTCTATCTCCCGAATACCTACAAACTTTACCGCTATGAAAAAAACAATGATGTCCCATTGTCTGACAAGGATCTGAATAATTATGAAAATAATCCGAACGACGTTATCGGTGCTATGCTGATAAAGCGTTGTGAGTATAATATGGTCAACGGCGAGCCGGATATTACTAATTATAACTGGGAGAATCTTATACAGGTCCGGAGTTACAGAGAAAAAGGGTTTCAGATAAACGGAGCTCCGATACTGGAATTTGCGAATCCTCTTCCGGTGGCTCCATACGCTGACGGGGCGATATCTATCAGTTTGTCTGTACAGGTGACAATGAATACGGATTTAACTATAGGGTATGTAAAGCAATCCGGATGGCTTGATATGCGATGTTCTCTTTCAATCGGAGAAGATTATTTTGATGGGAGCGATTGGGTAAAAGATTCTTCCGCTTATTTTGATATAGAGTTTTTGCTAAAGGACTATACAGGGGACAGTTTTATAAGCAACGTAAATACAAAAAAACTATCTATGCCTTATGACGGTTTAGAGGGACGTGTGATACCGTTGCCCGAAGACAGGATATTAACGGGAGCAATTAAATTTTGTCTGTATGAATTAACGGAGAATTATAAACATACTAATACAGGGGGGAA